GGCTTCGGCTCAATGGTGATAGTTATGTGCGCATTCAAACTCAGGTCAAGTGCAAAAGTATTCGGCACTGATGCCTCAAATGGTTTCATGCTCTTCAGGTTTGGATTGTAGATCGTTGGATCGGAACCAGTCATCTCCAGAGCATCCAACACTTTCTCAACCCATTGCATCAAAACTTCCATGCCATTCGCGCGGTCCACAGACAGACCAAGCTCAACAGTAATGCGCCCAACGATATTATCGACGCGATAACCCTCCGTAATTCGTGGTGCCATCAGCGTCAGATTAGGCAAGTCATCGCGACCGTCCACTTGAGCCTGCGGCACAGAACGAAACTTGAGACCAGCCAGCAGTTGCCCGCTGCCTGTGTGGAATGTCAGGCGGTCAATGACTTCCTTAATCGGTGCGGAGTAGTTACCCACGCGATCCCCTCGCAGCGTTGCGCACCATTTGCACCAAAGCTTTCCGCAATCGCTCGAATGCCTTCGCTCGCTCTGGCTCGATGAAGTGCTGTCCCTTGATGCCGCGCACACGCAACTTGAGAATGTAATCACGTCCCCACTTCAAGCCACGATGCCAACCTGCGGCAGCTCGGCGCGTCAAAGGAACATAAAGCCTCTCGGCTTTCACCGGATAAATGAAACCCGCACCATTGCGTGCCGTCCCGAAATTCACAAAGCCTGCGATCTGTCTCACTGATGTGCCACTCGGAGAAGTGCGGCCTTCTGGAATATCAATCTTGCGGCGGCCCAGTCCCGGCGTCGTGATGGTCCACCCTGAACGGATCGATCCAAACCAACGCTTCGGGCTCGCCTGAACCAAAGAAGCCAGCGTCTGCAAGGCCACTTTCTCCACAATGGGATCGAGATTCTCTGGAGAGATTTGGTTCGCAAGACGCTGGCACATTGCGCGGGCGCGTTCGGTCTGGGCAGTGAGACGTATCATGCAGCAACTGGATCATGTGATCCATTCATATCATAACCGGCAGTTTCTTTCCGAGAATATCATAGACCGTCTTAGGAATCCTGTTGTCCAGAAGTTCCGTCTTCTGACCATCCAACCCAGCTACTTCCTTGCGATTATGCCCGCTGAACGCTGCCGCCACAACTCTGGTCGCATGACTGATGTGCTGCGGCATTCCCTGTGGCACTACGGCTGTATCGACTATCGGCGTCAACGTATTTGCAGGGTCAAGATCTTCCGCTGTCCCCGACACAACTACACTGCCGCTCACCCCGGAACTATTGTCCTGCGTCAATGCAATCGTTCCTGGTGAATCGCCTGTGCCTGTCGCGATACGATTCGTATGTGCGGCATCGCTCCAGATGTCAATCTGCACGCTGACACCCCCCAAGGGAGTAAGTCCCCAATACATCACGTTCATCCCAAGATTCTGCAATGACCACGTCGCTACTTGATCGCCTGTGTCTCCGGCTTCGGTCACTGAAGTTGAAATCTGTCGATAGCCGAATTCACCCTTGATAGAAAGCAGCCGGTCTGGTCGCGAGAGGTTCCAAGGACCACTCAAGAGAATCAGCCTGTCCGCCCGTGTAGCGAGGACTCCTTTGGCAACGTAATCCGTGCCGCTCACAAGCACAGTGCCGGCCAATGATACTTCGGAGATGCTCAGAATCGGTCGGAACGGAACGAACACTTCATTCTCATACACCGCATCGAATGAATCCAGCTCAAGAGGTGACAGCAAATGGTTGTGATAAAAGAAATCCCGTCCCATGTATTGGTCAATCCACCGTGAAGCATTGTTGATGGCCTCCTTAAGTTCGTCGTCGCGAGCAGTGTCCGAGAGCGTAAACTTCAACTCATGCTTAAGTTCATCGAGGGAACAATATGGATTGAGGAGCACAGACATTATTATTTTCCTCTTTTTGCATTCACCGCCGCCTTAAATTGAGAGAGCCACGGTTCAATGAGGCAACCGTTTTCATCTAACTTTCGCCCTTCTTTTCTGTATCGCCAATGCCACACTGTGATGCTAAATACGTTTTTTACTAAATCTGAAAACCACATTTGGCTAGTGCGGTAGCTTGTCCAGTAATTCTTGTAACTCCTCCACACTTCTTTGCGGAATGTCATAGTTCCTCTGATTCTACCGCTCACTTGCGTCGTGCATTCAGCACCATCTGCAACAGTGCTGCTCGTGATGTTTTCTTGGGGTTGAAACTGATGACCTCAGCTTTTGCTTCCTCGTTGATGCGCTCGGCTTCCTTGACCAGTTCCTCGAACTTCATGCCTTTCAGCTCCAAAGTCCGAACGCTATCTTCATCGTTGGCCTTGGCCAAACCCTCCAGTCGTTCCTTCTCGGCTTTGTTGTGCTTCTCTGCCGATTCTTTCTGCTCCTTGGACATTCCAGGCGCGATCTGAATGAACGTTCCTGCAACCGGAATCTTTGTCGTCTCTTCGACACGCTCATACCGCTTGTCTTCGTCGCGTTCGACCATCAACGCCTCTTGTTCCGTAAGCAACAAGATATCGTTGTTCTTGACTGATCCAAATCGGCCAAGATTAACATCCGGACCTTTGTAGATGAATTTGTTCATGTTTCCTTTTTCGTTTTCATTTCGGCTTCCGTTCTAACAAAGAAGGCGGGAGTTGTAAACCCCCGCCTTTTGCTCATTCAATTATTCATCAACTATTAAAGTTGTACCCGACCGAAAGCCACCGGATCGTTGCGCTCGGCGTCTCAATCGGCGTGAACGCGCGACGGAAGCTCGCAACCACGAAGTTCGTCTGCGTCTTGATGTCCTTGTCAATCTCGACCGTAAAGTCACGGCGCCGGCCAGGAATCCAGCCGTTCAGATTCACAAGCAAGATGCTGCCCTTCGTGGTAGTCACCCCATCATACACGCCGGATGCATTCAGGTCCTCGCGCACTCGCTCGCTGACAATGATCGGAATCCCAAGAAACGACGCGAGTTCACCCGTTAGAATCGTCGCACGCGGTCCATACTTCTCCAGCGTAGTCACATTGGCAATGCCTTGCATGTCGTTGATGCCGGCTGGCCCAGCAATCCAGAGCAGATCGCGCACGCGCACACCATATTTCTTCAGAGCCTTTTTCATAGCCCGCAGATTTGCCTCGTTAATGCCGCCTGTGGATAGGTCAAGCTTCAGCACCGAGATGGCCAGCGCAAGCTTCCGGAAGCCGTTAAAGGATCGCTCGGCTGCTTTCGGGATAAGCTCGGTATCCGAGTCCTGATGTGTCCCAGCAGTATCACCGTTGATTACCGCGGATTCGTAAGCATCAGCCGCCGCGCTCGCAAGCTGCTCCTGAACAAATGGCAGGATGGGAATGATGGCATCTTCATCCACCTCGTAAGAAAAGTCCGTTCGACCCATCAGCTTCTTGGCGTCCAACGTGACCTTGCTGGTCCCCGGCGATGATTCTGTTGCCGCCACATTCTCAGTCGTCTCCAGATAGAACGTTGGTCGCGTCGTCGCCAGCGGATATTCATACGGTTGCGTAGGCATATCCACCTCTCTGGCCAGCAGCAGCGCAGCAAGATCCGATGAGAGATAGAATCGGCGTAGCAACTCCGAACTCAAATCCGTCGGCACCCATTCATCTCCAGAGCCGGCCGTAGTCGATGTCAGCGCCTTCTGGCCACTCCGAGCGAAGCTTACCATCTTGGCCATGACCCGATCACCCAGAGCTTTGCCGCGCGTCAACTGGGCTTCCGTGATGCCCGAATTAATGTCGCGCTTCATCATCACGTTGAGCAACTGCTTCATGTGGAGCGGCAGGTTGCCCTTGGTGTGCGCCGACGGAAGTTCAATCACAATCTTGCCTTCGTGATTGTCGTCGCCCGAATCGAACTGCTGCTTTGAGCCCTTGCGGATCTGTTTGATCTGTTCTGCTGTGACTTTCTGGATAATCTCGCCGATAGCATCCTTCGTCAACGGCACGTCCTCAGACTCTCCAGCCTCGATCACTTCCTTGATGATAGCCTTGATACTCTCATTGGTGACCTGATCCTTCTGATCCTTCTCTGGCAACAGCGCCTTGATCTGTTCAGCCACCGTCTCAGTCAGCATCTCCTGAAGCTTGTCGAGCGTCACTGTCTTGGTGTCCTCGTTCTCTTCGGACTCATCTTCTGAGTCAGCCTTTTGCTGCTTGCCATTCTTGGCTTTATCAGACGGGATTTCGATTTCGTCATCGTCCTCAGCTTCCGCAGCCTCAGCTTCATCGACGATAATCTGCAACTTGGAGTATGCCGCATGCAGCGTCTTAAGTTCTGCTTCGGCTTTCTTGGACCGCTTGGCCTCCAACCATGCGGCTTTGGCATCTGCCAGCATCGTTTTGATATCTTTAAATTTCTTTTTCATTTGGAAAGTTTACGTTTCACTGCGTTGTGTTTGGAGATCGAAACTTGAATGCTCGGTTACTTCCGCATGGTTTGACCAAGCAGTGTTTCGGCTTCGAGGAAATGATAGTAGCTGGTCCACAGATGCGCCGTCTTCAAATACTTTTTGTCCTGATCGGACAGCGCTCGCACATTGAATCTCGCATCAGGGTTGGCTGGGATTGGCGTCAGTGAGCCCTCCCAGAGATCCACTTTGAAAATACCGCGCCCATCTTCCTTGTAATGAAAGATTCCCCCCATGCTCGTCGTCTTAAGCATTCCTTCCGCAATCTTGAATCGTGCATCAATGTTGCTAGGAGAATTGGAGAGCGTCGCCTCAAACAAAAGCCCTTTCTTGTCTTCCTTCATCATCGTAAAGTTTCCGGCCAGCATCGCAACCGTATTCCGATGGTCGGTCAGCAAAACAGGATTCAACATGAACCTGGCAATCGTCTCACGAAATGCGCCCTCATCTACATAGTCACCGTGCCGGTCTGATTCCGTCGTGCTCTTGAAGGTCGAGAGGTAGCCACGGATTCGCACATTGCGATAGTCAATGATGTTGTCCCCCTCCTTGACTACATCAGGCTTCTTGGCATCCTCAAGTTCAATGCCGACCGCAGCCTCAAAACGTTTGATGCGTCCACAATTCCCGCTAGCCTTATGGACAATGATGCCAGGAAATACCGGGATCGTCTTGGGCTTGGAGCGCGGAGACTCCCACGCAATGCGGATTGCGTATGGCTCTGGCTCTTTCGGCGTCACAATTCTCAGCTTCACTATTGGGAACTAATTGCCTCTTTTATGCCATCTGTCGAGAGAAAAAACGAAACCCAAAGGAAAGATGGCCGTGATTTATGAGCGCGTGGCGGAATAAGACGCGATTGCTGGAAGCCCGTCTGCCGCGCTCATCTAACAACCCAAGTTCGGATCAGCCACGACACCATCAAAGTGCCATCTGTCGAGAGCAAAAATGGTTATTGACGAAACCAATGGCACTATATCAGAATGACCCGCATGAAAACGAAAACGAATGAATCACGTCAGCCCGATGCGACGCATCGGATCTCTCAGTAGAAACCCGTCGTTCATCTCCATTTTTTAGATTTTATGAAAACCAAACTCATACTCACCGGCCTGCTGCTTGCAGCAGGGTTATTCACATTCTTTAAGGCACCAGCTCAAGGTAATCCAGGACATAAGCATTATGCAGTGATTTTACAGGATCAAGACACATGGCATCGAGGCTCGAATCAGGAATACATCCAGACGGGACTGCAAGTCAGTTGGATTGACGGCAGCGACGGTGCCCCCACGGTTCCCATTGGGAGCAGTCTAAGCGCAGCTATCGCTTATTATATGGACCTCGGTTTTTCTCACGAACTCATCTCTGCCAGAAAGCATTTGTTCAAGCGTTAGCCCTTACGCAATCATCTTTATTAAAAAACAATCGAGCGAACCCGCACCGATCAGTGAATGAGCATCGAAGATACCTGTGCCGCTAAAGTAGCCTGTCACTATGGGGTTACCAGATGAATCGACAGCTACTCCAAATCCAGTATCGCTATTAGTGCCTCCAAAATCACGCGCCCAAATCAGGTTGCCACCAGTGCTTTGGTATTTAGCTACGAAGCCATCCCAGATTTGGATGTTGACGGGATTGCTCAACGTTTGACCACCGAAATCATAGGTTCCGTAAAAGTTGCCAGTCAGAATGATATTGTTTTGGGCGTCAGCAGCTATCCCATAGGGCCAGCAGGCCCTATTGCCTGTTATGGCTTGCGCCCAGAGGTAATGCCCGTCGTTACCAGCGTACTTGGCTACGTATGCATTGCGGTCAACGGTTGCGGCAAAAACCGTTCCACCGCCAAAGTTCGCTTGATAATTGAATGTCCCGCCGAGGACGACGTCTCCATTGGCATCCACGAGGATTGGTCCGATTCGCGTCCAGGCTAGCGTATTATCCTGCGGTGTTTTTAGCCCAACTGTCCGCGACCAGATGTGGTCCCCGGCAGGCGTGAACTTGCCGAGGAAACCGAAAGCGCCCCAACTGCCATTGAGAAAATTGGCGCCACCGAGGTTGATGTCGTAAAAGGACCACCCAGTCAGAAAGATGGTATCATCTCTCTTATCCACCGCGACGCCGGTTCCATATTCTTTATCCCCAGAGTTGGCAAAGCTCTTTGCCCAAAGGCATGTGCCGGAGGGAGAATATTTAGCTAGAAATGCGTCGGTACCCGCGCTGTATAACGTTTTCCCATCACCGAAATCGAGAGGGGCGGCAAATGAAGCGATAAACCACCCTGTGGCAACGACATTCCCTTCTGAATCAACAGCGATACTATCAAAGGTGCCAGGACCTTTAGTCCATTGAATGATACCTTGTGCGGAAAGCTTCATCAAAGACGCTCCCGAAAAACTGCCACCAACAAAGATATTGCCGGAGTCGTCAAGAGCGATAGAAGTGGCCTTATCTAGTCCCGTTCCACCAAAACGGTTTGACCATATATGGCTTCCAGTGGATGAGTATTTGGCTACGAAAACATCCGAGGATCCGGCGCTTGTCAGTAATCCGTTCCCAACGGTGCCTGTATTGTTACCAGTAAAGTCTACTGTTCCTTCAAAATGACCAGTGATATAAATGTTGCCGGACCCATCGACAACTACTCCCTGTCCTGAGTCAAAGCCTGTACTTCCGAAACCCTTGGCCCAAACAACTGTTCCGGCAATCACGTCACCAGGAATGTGATAACGCGACACCTTGCCCTGGTTGTATGTATGAATAAACTCACCACTGCCGGTAAATTCACTGTGATAGCCCTGGCCCTCATTCAGAGTATAAATGCGCTGATCTAGAATATCGGCTGGCCTGATTCTGACGCCACGCCCATTTTCAAACGCAGACCACACATAGCCAGCAACAGTCTTGACACAGGTGCATCGCGACAACTGTCCTGTTTGGATGAGCGTCACGTTGGTAAAGTCGGTCTTGCTATACTTTCTGATGACACCTAAAAGGTCTCGGTTGCCGATGTAAATGTGGCTAACCGATTCACCTATGTCATCAACCGCCCATTCCCCCTCTTCTCCAAGGAAGGTTGCCGTCTCCTCAATCACGCCGGCCGTGCTCACTCGCATCACCCAGCCGTTGACGGGAGGTGTCATGCCCTGAATAAACAGCTTGGTGCCAAAATATCTGATGCAATGTGCCTGAGTAAAGCCAGTCAAAGCGCCAGAAGCACCGGGCACATAAAGGCCCGTTGCCAGTGAATACGCATAAATAACAGAAGGGTCTTCGTTAAACGAAACAACGTAAAGATTTAGATTATCTGTGGTAATCGATCCGGGGCCAACGTTCAGTTCGTCGTCGCTAATGAAATCCGTCATTGCCAAAGTGCTCGGATTAACCTCCGAGACCAAAAGGTTACTTGGCCCCTCAATTCTAAAAAGCACATAAAATCTGTCCTTTGGCGGCGGCACATACACCATGTCGATTGGAGTGCCGTGCTTTCCATCATTTGGAAATTGAGCAATCGTTACATCGGCGTAATTGTTCTGTCCAATTTTGACGATGCCTCTTGGACTATAGCATCCGTAAAGGTAGCCATTTGTGGGGTGAAGTATCAGTTCCGTAAGGGACGCATAATTGGCTGTCTGGAGGACGTCGGCTCCGACCGGGATCGTTGTGTTGACTGACATAACTTCAGTTATAAAATTTCACGGTGTATTGATACTCCTGACCAGACTCCACCGTATCGTCCTGGTAGCTCAATGAATCGAACGGCACTGTCGCAAGCAACACGCCATCCCGAAAGATCCTGAAAACACTGAGTGGTCCCACACCTAGCCCAAGAGAATCCCATTCCAGTAACACGTAGTAAGGCTCCTCAAATGCGACTGTTGACTCGAGCCCCGTCACTTCCGTGCCGTCTGCCAGCGCAATCTCAAAGCTGAGTGTGCCGCTCTCCACGACAGGCCGGATCATGTGATCCAGGTTCGTGTTTGGATGCCTTATATAGCCGAAGCCTTGAATCAATCGCCATCCACCGATTATCTCCCAGCCTGCATTGTCCCGTAGCGTCTCAAACTCCTGCGGCGTCACTTCTATTGTGGCATTCTGGTCCACGGTCCCGAAGCGCCCTACCTGACGGGTGTCACCCAGGTTCTTGACTCTCATGACGCAAAGTATTTCACGGCATATTCGTAGCGTTGACCAGACTGCACCGTTGTATCCTTGTAGCTGGTCTGAGTGGCCGGCAACGTCGCAAGCAGCGTGCCGTTTCGCTCGATTCTGAACTTGGGTGAGCCCGCTACCGGAGGTCCCATACTATTCCACTCCAGCAGGACATAATACGGAGACTCCCAAGCAACAATCGCGCAGGTCACAGGCTCCGAGCCTTCGGGAATGTGCTGCTTAATCGCGAAGTAGCGCTTAGGTTCGTTTTTATTGATAGGATAGATTACCGACATGCGGGAGCCAGTGCCGGTGTGAGTACTCAGAAGTGCGGTAAATGGCCCCTGCGGATTGGTTGACTGAAGAATATCGTAGCGGATGCCGGGGAACGTATCGAATAGGATTTCTTGTTCATTCATGGGCATGAACCGCAATTGGGATAGTAGTCAGAACGGAATTCGCACGCCGACTTTCGCCGTCGCCGAAGCAGGACGTTCCTCACCAGTCAGTTCCTTGTGCATTCCGATCTCAAGGAAGGTGCCAAAGTGTCTAGTCCACCTGCGCTCAACGCCCACGCCTAACGCTGCGGCCCAATCATCGTTATCGAACAGGAACTGGCCACCTGCAAAGCCGTAGATGGCGTTCTTGTCGATAGGGATTCGGTAGATGCCACGAACGCTGATGTTGTCGAAGAATTGGCCGCTTGCGTCTTCCCATGAAGTAGCGACTCCAGCGCCGATGTTCTCGGTCAGGAAGTAATTCATGCCAACACCCACATGGGATTTTTCTGAATCAAAGTCAGATGTGCGCAGGCCACCAAAAGTGTCGAGGGAGAACTCACCTTTACGATAAAACGCTTGGCCCTCATCAGGTTCAGTGACACCAAGCGCCGCCATCGTCTCTTGTGCTGCCGCATACGATCCAACCAACATTAATACTAACAGTGTCTTTTTCATTTTGTTCCTTTCTATGGATTCACTCCGCTCTTTACTGCTAACTCCCACATAATCTTAATCACCAAAACAACCAACATACTCGTCCCAACCCACGCCAGTTTCTTCAGCGTCGCCAGCACACGCGAAAACTCATTAATCTTGTCCTTCATGCCGGGATTGTCGCCGACGCCGTAAATAAGTTGGTGATGTTCATACAACTGTTTGCTCGCAATCTCCTCCACCCGTCGTTGGCTATCAATATGTGAAACAAGGCGTCCAATTTGAAACTTTAGATTCTGGACTTGTACAGGCGTGTCAAGTCCATTCGCTATTGCTTTGTTAACCACTTCTCGCAGTTCTGCCCACTGCTCTTCTGAAAGACCCGATGGCTCTGGCATACAGTCATGAAAGTGATATTTTTAACCTTTTGAAAATTCCTTTAACCCTGTTCCATATTACGTTTAACTTAGTGACTTCCTTGTCTATTGCACGTCGTAACTGATTAAATGAAATGTGGCGCTGCCGGTGTTTTGGATAACCGCTATGCCCACATCATTGAAAGATCCACCTCCATAACTTACTCCACTCCCGCGGACATTCGCCACAGCCGTATTGAATGCTGCTGTGTAAGCAGGCGACTCAGAAGCCAGATGACCATTCGCATTACTCCAGTGCGTTGGGTCGAACGTATCAGTGATAATGACTGTGCCCATGTTGTTGGTCACTTCTGTCCAGCCGATCTGTGACCACCAATGGCCGTTCTCGTTCTGAACCGATTCGTTCAGGTTAAACGGCGCAGGATTGGTCGAGATATAGAGACGTGTATGCGGCGGCGCAGAACCATTATTCCAATCTCCTTGACCGCCAAACAGGAATAGTGGACTTCCCGTCACAGAAAGATTGATTGTTGCCGTGATTGTTTTCCCGGTTAGATCACCAAGAACGTTTGTATCGATAGTCGTCGTCAGGAAAGCGGCGTAAGGCTTCTTTGTGCTTTGGAAAGCAAACGTTGCTGCGTCGCTACCTGATCCAAAGGCTGCCGATGGTTTGTACTGCTGGCCGTTGGCGAACGAGTAAAGAACCCATGTACTGGATGGGAACGGAGCGGCTGAAAGTGTAAAAGCGGACAATATAAATAGAAGTGTTTTCATGTTTCAGCGTAAAATTTCCACAATGCCAATCTGCCCCGTTGTCGAGTTATCAGTATCAGCCGTGCCCCAATCCCAGGTCACATCAACCGCTTGAGTTGCTGTTGTGTCAATGGTAGTTGTCCCTGTATTGACCATCCACCAGTTGTTTTCGGCTAAGGCCGCACCCTGATTTTCAAAACTGCCATGAGCCATTACGGTTCCGCTTACTCCCGTGGTGCGGCAAGTGATATGCACGACCGCTTTCCATCCACCCGCGCTGATGGCGGCTGCCGGTGTCTGTGCGCCCGTCGTTGCGACTGTCGTTGCGCCCAGCTTGGCTGCAACAGTGACCGTTCCTGGCGTCACTGCATCGTCAGAGAAAATGCCCGAGATGGTGATGCGGATAGTGCGTCCAGCGATCAGTAAGTTAGCCGGCAAGGTCAATGTGCCTTGCCCCGTGCCAATAATCGTTCCTTCCGTTGTCGTATTGGTCACACCTTTGTCCGCAGTTGAAGTAAACAATGTGCCATTGGCCTTGTTGTTTGTCGTAACGATGGATGGGGAATTGGTTGCCAGACTGCTGAGAGTTCCTGCTATCTCTATTTTTTTAATCCGAGTTGCGCTTGAGCCTATATCGAAGCTGTTGTCCGTGGATGGAAGCAGACCAGTGGTGTTGAAACGAAACAAATCGGTGCCTGCCAGTCTCATCCAAATCGAACCGACAGAGGAAGCTTGAAGGTACACATCGCTACCGTCGGAAATTAATGTGGTGCTGTTCAAGATCGGCGCAGCCGTGCCCAGCCAGAGTGCGCCGAAACCAGAGAGGCCAGTGGCGGTGCCAAGCAGCACTCTAGCAGTTCCATCCGGCTGATCGATCCGTAGGTAGCCCGTCCCCGAATCAGTATGCGGGCGCAGATGCACAAAGCTGGACGGCAGATTGGTGCCGATTCCGACAGACCCGTTACTGCTAACCAAAAATTTACTGCCGCCCCCATTGGTTTGTACTTCAAACAAGTTGGCCGTGCCTGCGGCTGCGCCGACAAGTGTAAGCGGCACACTACTTGCACTGCCCGCACTGTTGGTCTGCGTGCTCGTGACGTTGAGTATTTTGATCGTGGCGTTGGTGCCTTCCACGATCTTGAAGGTGCTTAAAGTCGTGTTGGTGCCATTGCCGTCCTGCGTGGCGATGCCCGACCCACCTGAAGCAGCAATCGTTACGGTTCCGGTCGTGCCTGAGGCGGTGCCGGCCACAGTCACGTTGGCGCCATTGCTGAAATTGAGTGTGGTCGACGTACTCAGGAAGGTGACGCCATTGGTCTGCAACTTGGTCACCGCGTTGGTAGCGCTGCCGCCACCGCCGCCTGATGCCGCAATCGTCGGACGCCCTCGACCGTCATACGTGATGGTCGCTCCAGAGCCTGCCACCACATTCGATTTGAAAAAATTCGTGGACAGCAACCCGGAATTGGAGTCCATGCGCACCGGGATACCCTGTGGCCACACTGCCAGCGTCATGCAAAAGAACAGAAGGATAGAAAGATATTTGCTCATGGTAATTCGATTCCGGTATCGTCGATTTGAAAACTCAATGTGCCGCTCTCAATCACAGCCTTGATCAAATGGTAAAGCCCCGTAGTCGGATGACGCAGATACGCTTCATCGTTCACGATTTGCCAGCCACCAAGAATCTCGAAACTATCATTCCCAATCAAAGCTTTCAGTTCCTCTTCGGTCGGCTCCTGACCATTGGACTCGACAAGAGCATTCTGCGCGATGACGCCGAAGCGGCCTATCTGGCGCGTGACTCCCAAGTTGCGGACTTTCATTCGCTCTAGCGTTTAGGGAATAAGTGGCTTTGTGTCAAACTCAAACCTTGTCTGACTTGCTGATGTTCTCATGCGCCCAGAGCGGTTGCAGATTCGTGAAGTGGAAACATTTCAACTGCTCATCTCGGTTCCTGAGATCAAACTTCGCGCACGGTCTGATATGATCAATGTGCCATAAGCTCCGATTCAGCCATGACATGCCGCGCTTGAATCCTGTGGCCAGATGCATCATAAGTTGCTGAACCGTGCAACCGATCAACATCTCAAGAGGTATATCTCGCTTAAGTCCACCATTCCGCAAAGCGCTATTCATCCGAGTGCGAAGAGTATTAGCAATTGCATATTGAGGATCAGTTGCACGACGCATTCGGCAATAGGCATTCTGTCTTAATTTGTTCGCTTGATACCATTGCTGTAAATATCGCTTCTTTTTAATCCGGTGCCGCTTGGCATAGCGTTTGTCGTAAGCTGCTTTGATTGGTTTCCTGGCCTCTAAATATGGCTGTCTCTCTACTCTCAATCGTTCTCTATGACGCCAATAAAAGTCCCGTCTCCAAGCTCTGACCTGTTCTGGGTTTTCCTTCTGTCGCTTACGTGTAGCTCGTCGCTCATTCCTCAAAGCACGCTGGTAATTCTTGGCCCTCCATAGTTTAGAATAGCGGCGGCTCCATGCGCGTTTATCGTCGATATTTTTGTAAGGCATTTCTTCTTCTATTCTATGAACCCAGATGGAATAACCGTTCCGGTATGATTGATGTGCCACTGAAGCTTGTCCAGATCCGCTACCGGCACATCCTGCGCATTGCACGTGGACTCGCCCCGGTACATGTAGGGCTCATATGCTGGTGTTCCCCATCGGTCCGCTTCCCGAGACTCACAACCAATGACCGATACGTGCGTCAACGTCTGCGATTCCTTGAACGCCTGCTTGGCGCCCTCCGACCAAGCATGGTTTAATTCCGTCCGAGCTATCGTCAGCGCCCGGTTCGCCTGTATCTTTGGCAGCTTTGTCCGAATCATCTTCACCGTATCCACCACGCTCAATTGTTCATTCACCGCAGTCTTAAGAATCGTCTCCAATCGCTTGCGCGTCGTATCGCTAATGTTTGTGATCCGCGATGCCAGTTGCCGCGCTCGCCGCTGAAACGCTGGATTATTTCGCACCTCAGTCGTCTGCGCCAACAACGCCGAGGTCTTGCTGTAACCCTGCGCCAGCGTGGACTGCATCCCTGGCAGAATCTTGGCCGTCACTTTCTCGCCTGTTTCCTTGAGAACCTGATTCAGCACGTCCAGCATCAGGGCCTCATGCGCATGAAGAAATATATCTCCACTCGATAACTCGAATCCCACTTTGACCGAGCGCGTCACAGCCAACGGCGAACGGTTCAAGAACCGTTTCAGCATCTCTTCCATTTGCTCCTTGAAGATCCTGACTGCCACGCGAACGATTTCTGCCTGCTGCTGCCGCTGCGTTATAAGTGCGACCCGGTGCATGGTCATGATCATGGAGTGACCGAAGAGCCTGAAGGTGTGCGCACGCCAGCCGTCCTTGGGAATATGAAGCGCCTTGCCGCCTACCACTCCCAGGAATCGAATGCTATTCAGCCGGTGAACCATTGGCTCGCGGCGGTGCCAAAGAGGTTTGGAGAAACCTTTGCACGATGGCCCGCGTCTGATCCTGCGTCGCGTCCTGATTTCCGATGCCAGCTAACTCGAACGGCACGAGACCAGCATTGATGAAGTGCTGATCAAAAAGCGGATCGTCGATTCGCTCCAGCCCGAGAAGTTCCCGGATATCATTCGGCGATGCCACGCCACGATCAAACCATGGCACATAATTTGTCGTGATGTTCTCAACATCAATCAGGCCAGCCAACTCGAATGCCAACGTCAAGTTCTGGCCGAAACCATTAACCAAATCGCTTTGAAGCGTGTCGCTGAGGATCTTGATGTTTGGCTTTACCGTGTAGCGTCTAAACCGCAAGTCATCCTGGCGTCCGGTATCCCGATTCGCAGCCTTGTCCAGACCTGCTACCGTCAGCGGAATGCCGTGCAATTGAAATATGCTTTCAAGATTGAACCGGCTCGCCTCCAAGTTCTCCATCTCCTGCGCCGTCATGCCCAATGCATGAAAGCTCCAGTCCCCCGTCAGAAATGCCATCTTGCCGCTGTTATCACTCCCGCCGTATTCCTTTTTCCATCGTGCCTTGACTTGATCAAATGCTACCTGGTCCGTAATGTTCTCCTTGCAGACCAGGATGCCGGCCGGAGAAGCACCATTTTTCCAGAACTGCTGTGACCATTTCGACCGATTGATATTTTCGTGAAACAAATCCTCCGCTGCCTCAATGTCTCCAAGTCCATAATAATCGTTGTCTGGATGCGGATTACGAAAGTGAATCACCTCATTGACTTCATACGGCACGTCCACGCCATTGATACGATACACATAGCCCACGATTCCTTCACGCGGGTCTAGCACGATCTTGACCCGTTTCGGATTCAGCGTGTAAAGCGCACGAGGCCGCTCGCCGTTAGTGTTCGCTTGGTCCTTGGCCCAATAGGAATTCCCGGTCAGTTTGATGTGAAACACGAACTTGTAAAACATCTCCGCGATAGTCTCGAACGGGTTCGGATTCGCCAGTAGCTTGCCGACTTCCGAAACCTCCACTTCTTGGCCTCCCGGACGCATCAGCTTATACGGCGTGTCCATCAATACTTTGCCGATCAGATCACAGGACTTGAAGCTGGCCCATACCTTTTTGCTGCCAACCTTCAGGTAATCTTCATAAGTCGCGAACTTGGATATCTCCAGCCCACGCGCCAGCAACCCTCCAAACATCTCCTCAATGCGTGTGACCTTAGCTCCGCGACGCACCAGAGCCCGGCTTCTGGTTACAAGGGCTTTGAGACGTTCAAACATTGGTTATGTTGTGTCTCAATAAAAACAGCTTCTGTCCAGACAACAAAAAGACCCCGCCGTACAACAGCAGGGTCTTTCACATGAAACGGTTAACCAGATTTATGCGGCTGGCGTGTTCGCTTCAACGGCGGCGGCCAAAGCATTCGTATCTTCGCCGAGCGACGTCGCCAGCGCTTTCATTTCGGCCACCTGCGCAGACGTCGCGCCTCCCGCAAGGGCCGCTGCTACGGCCGCTTCAATCCGCGCCACAATACCATTCAACAATGCGATGGCGCTTTGGTCCACCGCTTTGTTACGCTCCACTTCAGCGCGGAGCTTTTCCAGGGTCTCTACTGCCATATGCTTTTCCTTTGTTTTATTTGTTTTTGTCCACCGCGGCTTGAAGGGCGTCAGTCGATGCCCCCAAATCTTGCGTAGCATCCTTGATAGCTGTCTCTGAATCCGTGCCAAGACCAATGGCTTTGAGCAACCGTGCCTCAACATCAAACAAATCTTTCCGTGTTGCCGTATTCTGATGGCTCTTAAGCCACGCAGTTTGTTCCGCTACATTCGCGGCGAGCTTCGCAATCGCTTCGGCCAGCGTATCCGGTTTGTCAGGTTTTGGCATCCACCACAACATATGCCAACGTTCCCCCCAAGTTGTCAAGTGGTCAAGCCAAGAGAATGGCGCGCCCCTTGGAAAGAATTGCGTAGGCACCTGATACTGCATCAACACAATCATCATGATCCGAGTTCGGAAAGTCGTCGCACTCATCGAAAAATTCTCCATTCCACGGTCCACGGACACAATGAATCAATCCATCATCCAATCGTGAACCCCACATGCTAGCCCGCATTTCTTTTGAGCCCTCTGGTTTATCTTCTTTAACGATGCGATTAGCCATCTGTTTATCAGCTTGAATATCTTGGAAATATCCAAGCTGCGTGCCGTTGGATTCGATGGCGCAAATGACATTCGGCGGATCCACGTCCTGAGCGATGCGAACTATCTCCGGCTTGTTCTTTGGCCACCGGCCACGAAGCCGTTTGATGTCCAGAATATAAAAGTTGCCGACTGCATCTTTGCCAACCTTAGCACCGGCCAAATAATCTGCTCCTTGTTTCTCGGAGAACGCCAAGTCCCATCGGCGCACGATGCGGACCAGTTCCGGCACGGCGGCAAGATCAAGCATCTTCAGCTTGGTGCTATCCAAAAGCATCTCGTCCACGTCGCGCGGGTTACCCATAAACTTTGCATTCCAAGCGCGTGTGCCGATGCCTCTTTTGATCTTTTCAAGCTCATTGACCGGCCACCGCTCAGGCCACAACGCATTGCCGTCCTTATCTGTTGCCGGAAGATGAAGTGTTTCCCACTTCTCACCCTGCCCTGATGCACTAGCCTTCAATAGTCGCCCTGCTAAATCGTCTTTGTGCCA